TTACAAAAGAGTTAGTTGTTCAATTAAAAAGAATAGCAGATGCTCTAGAAAAATCTAATAAGAATAGCGAAGTTGCTGAAAAAAGAACTGCTGTTTTAGAAAAACTACAAGAAAAGAATCTTAGAGTAGATCTTAGAGAAAAGATAACAATAGATCCAGAAAAAGTAACGCGCGTTTCACCCAACTTAGACTAAATTTTTATGGATCCGTATAACGTATTAGGTGTAGATAAAAGTTCTACTCAAAACGATATAAAGAAAGCGTACCGTAAACTAGCTAAGGAGCATCATCCAGATAAGAACGATGGCGCTGATGCTAAATTCAAAGAGATTGCTGAAGCATATGAAAAGATAGGATCCGAGTCTTCTAGGGAAGAATATGACAACGTCGGTAATTATCAGAACTTCTCAGGATTTGATGCCAATTTTAATATGGCAGACATGTTTGATCAAGTTTTCGGCAATGCTTTCAACCCACAACGAGCACCTAAAGGATTAGACGTTCGATTAGATTTACATATCAGTTTCGACGAAGCGTATTCTGGTACCTCAAAACAATTTCCTATTAATGGCCAAGAGATTAAAATAGATTTTAAACCTGGTCTAAAAACAGGCATGAAGCTAAGAGTTCCTGGTAAAGGTCAACCTCATCAATATAATAGCACTCTTCCTAATGGCGATCTAATCATAAATGTACATGTCATTCATAATTCAGAATGGATTTTACAAGACAATGATATTTGGATAGAATTGAATATGGATTGGTATGATATATTCTTAGGAACTAAAGTGAATGTAAATACACCGGATGGTGAGATCTCTATTAACATTCCTAAAAACAGTTACCCTGGTAAATCACTTAGAATTAAAGATAGAGGCTATCCAATATATGGTACTGGTAAAAAAGGTGCTCTTTTATGCAAATTAAATTCTAGATATTCTGAACTTAATGACGAACAACTGGAATATATAGAGAAAGTAAAGAACACAATATGAAAGACTATTTCTCCAGTGATATTAATGATAAACCATGGTTTCCTATAATCGATGGAATTATAGTTAATGATGAAGACTTATTTTTTAATGCGTTATATATGGCAATGACAAGTCACCCTACATATGTAATAGCATCTGACTTAGCAACTGATCGCAAAAACGTAATATTAGGCGCAATGTTAGATTATTTCGAAACCAAAGAAGAATTCGAAAAGTGTACTAAAATTTTAAATATAAAAAAACAAATAAAACTCGTATGTTAATAATTGAAGTTAATAAAGGTAATATAGACAAAGCATTAAAGCAATATAAAAGAAAAGTTATTAAAACTAAACAATTAAAAAAACTAAGAGAACTAAAGAATTTTATCAAGCCATCGGCTAAAAATCGCCTAAAGCATCAAAAGGCTAAATATTTACAAACCAAAGAACATTCTTAATAACATATTAATAAAATATCCTAATATTACATACTTAAAATTGTGATTTAGATAAATATTTTAATTAATATATACAAATGAGAACGAGTAGTATTAAACTACAAGTTCCCCAAAATATACCAATATTAAGATGGCAGGGTTTATTTCCAACTCAGACAAAGATAGCTTGATGAGAGCTAGTTATTATCAAATAACTAGAAACTTCACCAAAACAGTAAATCGCTTCATAGCATTTAAAGACAGTGATCGTATCGTTGAGATACCTCATGGTATTAAACAGCGCAGTAAATTTATTGACCTAATGGTTAAGTATTTTGAATCGCTAGAAGAATACGAGAAATGTACAAAGTTAATGAAGCTAAAAGAACTTGTCATAATGGCAGGTGACTAAACACAGTATAACTTAAATTTATAATATATGACAAAAGGAAACGGAAGAAAAGAAAAGGCGGGTACAATTGAAACTAGCTTAAAGCGAGTTACTCTTAGACAATCCCAACAACAATATGTAAGACAAATAGAAGAAAACGAAATAACATTTTGTTATGGACCAGCAGGAACTTCTAAAACATTTACAGCATGTTTCGTAGCACTTAAATTATTACAACAAAAAAAGATCAAAGAAATCATTCTTTGTAAACCAATACAAGAAGCTGGTGAGAAATTAGGTTTTTTACCAGGAACTAAGGAAGAAAAGATGGATCCATATATGAATTCATATATTTCCAATATTACTAAAATTATCGGAGTTACTCAAGCAAAACTTTTATTCGATAGTAAAACAATTAGATTTGAACCATTAGCATATATGAGAGGTGATACATTTGACAACTCATTAATGATTTTAGATGAAGCACAAAATGCATCGTTTAAACAACTTATGTTATTCACAACAAGAATGGGTAGAGATAGTAAGGTATTAATCACAGGAGATGTAAGCCAACACGATATTACTAGAAAGCATGTTAGTTTACCTAATTTTATAGGTATATTAGATGGTGTTAAAGGCGTAGGTGTACACATATTCGGTAACAAAGATATTGTACGTGCTAAGATTTTACAAGAAGTTGTAGAAAGATATGACGTATGGAAATCTGAAAACGAATCTAAATTTTAGAAACAATTCATTGGATTCATGTATAACTATTAAATTAGAAATACATGAATCCAATTCACATTTTATTAAAACACAGTCATAGCGGTAATCCTAGTATTACCGAAATTGGACTAGATGAAGCTGGCCGAGGCGCACTCGCAGGACCAGTAACTGTAGCGGCATGTATCATGCCCTTTGGTTTTCAACACGAACTTATTAAGGATAGTAAATTATTATCTGAACCTATGAGAGCTGAAGCTCGCAAAATGGTACTGGAAAATGCACTCGCATGGTCAGTTGTCCATATTCCTGTTGAAGAAATAGAAAACACAAACATTTTAAAAGCCACATTACATGGTATGAAACTTTGCTTAGATGAAGTTTCTAAAACCCATAAGTTTGATTTCATATTAGTAGATGGAGATCAATTCCATGGATATGATGGTGTTCCCTTTGAAACAGTAGTTGGTGGAGATAACATATACACTAATATTGCAGCAGCTTCAATTCTTGCAAAAACTGAAAGAGATCTTCTTATGAAATCTCTTAGTAAAGAAAATGAAGCATATGGTTGGGGATCAAATAAAGGATATGGTACTAAACAACATAGAGATGCTATCGTTGAAGCGGGTACAACTAAACACCACAGGTATTCTTTCATAAGCCACATGCTAACTAAAACCAGTACGTTGTTTTGAGAGGATTAATTACTGGAATGTTATTGTTCTTGACAGGACAAACACTTATTTGGTTTCAAACAAATAGCCAATTTCTATATCCATGGGCAAAAAGAAATCCATTATTGATTGCAGCTGTTGGAGGAACTATTATTAGTTATATGTTTATTAGAGCTACTGCATATATTGCAATATATTATGATGGAGCAATTTGGCCAGGTAGATTTATAGGATTTTCAATGGGCATTACATCCTTTGCATTTCTTACATGGTATTTTATGGGCGAAGGTGTTAATATGAAAACATTTGTTTCACTAGGATTAGCAACAGCATTGATATTAGTACAACTATTATGGAAATAAAGAAAATAAAAGCATTTGATAAACCGGTTACTGTAGCTGTTTATAAAAAGAATCTTAGAAGTAAAACACATTACATGCTAGTTACACTAAAACATGTTGATATCGTAAATAATGGTAGAGCTACTAAACCGCTCATTGATCATAAGCACGAAATCATAGAACTTGGCGTGGGTTTATCTTTCATTGAATCATGGATGAAGAAATATAAAATAAAAAAATACATATTTGTGGAATAAAAGTCCGCAAATATTTTTTTATGTCAAATAAAAGTTGTATATTAGCAGTATAATAAAAACAAAACAATAATTATGAAAGAAACATTCGCAGCATTCGCACTAGGAATTTTAGGTATTACAATACTAGCAGTATTTATGGCTTGGCCAACACAGTGGCTTTGGAATAACTGTTTAGTATCGGCAATTGACGGTGTAAACTCAATAGGATTTTGGCAAGCATTAGGTATTAATGTCTTATCTTCAGTTCTTTTTAAATCATCAAACTCAAAAACTACAAAATAATATGGCAAAAAAGATAATGTACTTAGATATGGATGGTGTCCTCGTAGACATATTCAAAGCATGTACCGATAAATATGGACCTGAATCAGTTTCAAGTATTGGTGATTTGTTGGATGAAGATCCTGAATTATTTTATGAAGCTGTACCGATGCCCGGTGCAATTGAAGCTTTCAATAAATTAGTTAAGGTGTTTGATGTATATCTATTAACCTCTGCACCTTGGAAGAGCATCGGCGCTGTCAAAGCAAAAAAACAATGGGTACAAAAGTATTTAGGTAAACCTGCTTACAAGCGTTTAATCACAAGCCACCACAAAAATCTTATGATTGGAGAATATCTAATTGATGATAGAACAGCAAACGGTGCAGGTGAATTTAAAGGTGAACTTATTCAATTCGGTACTGAAGCACATCCAAACTGGGAAAGTGTACTTAAATATTTAAACGTTAATTAATATGGACTTCAAAGAAAACACATCATCGATTTTTGATAATTACAAGAAAGCTGGCAGAGTGATTTCATCATGTACAAATCTAATACAACTTAGAGGTGCAAAAGAATATATTAAAAACTTGAAAAGATTCAATAGCACAATATCATGTGCAAACGAAATACAGTCAGATTATTTAAAGACAAGTCAACTAGAATTAGAAACGACACTTAATTTAAAGATAGAATCATTACAGTAATGAAATCTAATTATTACAATATTATAAATCCTAGTGAAATTGTTCGTAACTTTTTTAGCTAGGATTTTTTTATATCAATAAATTGTTGTATATTAGTAGTATAACTAAAAGATAAAGTCATGACAAAAGAAGCATTTAGCACAAAGTACGGAGAAAGATCAGCGGATCTATTAACATCTAACGATGTATTATCAAGAGTTGCAAGTAATCTTTCAGATCTTCAAATCGAAAAAGGCTTTTTAACTTCTGATGAAATTGACTCAAAGTTAAATGCACTTAAAGGATACATCTTCGATTTTCAGTCAATCACAAAAAAATAAACGCATAAAAGCTTTTTTATGTCAAATAAAAGTTGTATATTAGTAGTATAATTAAAAACTTAAAGTCATGTCAACAGAATTAAAAACATTAAAAGGACAATTTCATAGCGAAAGAACTAATGAAATGGAAAACACAACAATGTCACTAACAAGATTTAGTGGTGGTAAAGAAGGTATGAAAGTTCAATTAACAATGAGAACTACAGATCAAGGTAAATTCTTTACACACATTGCTCTTAATAAAGAAGAGATCAAAACGTTAATTAAAGAATTACAAGAAAACTTTGAACTATAAGACTATGAAAATTACAAAACAATCACAATTGTCGGGTAAAACAAATACCATGGAATTAGATATAACGTCTGAGCAATTGGTAAAATACGATAACGGAGAGTTAGTACAAAATACATTTCCTGATTTAAGTTCAGATGAAAGAGAGTTTTTAATTTCAGGTATTACACCTAAAGAATGGTTAGATGCATTCGGTACAGGAGAAGATGAATAATTTAAAAAATAAAAATGAACAATAAAAAATCAGTAATTTTTGATCTAGATGGAACTCTAGCAATAATTGATAAAAGACGAGTATTGGCAACTAAGCCAGATGGTAAAATTAACTGGGACATTTTCTTTGATCCTAAGAACATTAGCTTAGATGTACCAAATCACTCAGTAATTAAAATGGCCCAATTGTTAAAAGCAGATGGACATAGAATTGTTATTTTTAGTGGTAGAAGTAAAGCGACTAAAGATGCTACTAGAGATTGGTTAGATAAATTTGATGTACCATTTGATGTACTTAAAATGAGGCCGACTGGTAACGAATTCGGATTTATGCCAGATGACAAGTTAAAACAAGGATGGTTAGACGATTTGTTCCCTGATAAAACAGATATCTTATGTGTATTTGATGACAGAGATAAAGTCGTTAAGATGTGGAGAGATAATGGATTGACTTGTATGCAAGTTGCACCGGGTAATTTTTAAAATATAAATTATGAAACACTTAAAAATAATAAAAGCAATTAATAAAGCTGAATTTAATCTAGAGGAACTAGAACAAATCAGTTTAGCAATAGCTAACATAAATCATCAAGAGAGCGCAGAACTAGAAGTTACATCATATGATGGTAGAACTTATGAAACAGATGATTATGCATTCGAAGCTACTCGTATTTTACAAGAAGATGGTACACCGTATGATGATCAGTGCTCGATTGAAGTCACTGATAAACGTACTAAACCATGGAAAGAAGAATACTTAGATAATGCACGTTGGATGATTGGCGTTTTAGAAAATGATAGCGAATCAATGGTTGAAGCAAATACTATGTTTAATAAACAGGGCATTGCAGAATTCAGGGCTGTTGTCAGAGACCTTATTAACGTGGAATGGTTACCACAACAAAAAACATAAATTATGATAGGCGGAGTACAAAAAAAGATATTAGTCGACATAAATGACGACGGTAATCTTGTAATCAACGCAGATTTTGCAGAACTTTTTTATAAAGAAAAAGAGCAGAACTGGAAATTAGTCAGAGAACGTGATAACTTAACGAAGATCTCGCGTGCTGTTATTTGGATAGAATGGAACAAGGACAGTACATTTAAAGATCAGTTTGAAGAAATTGGATTGAATCGTAGCTTGGTCATGTCACCGTTTGATGATAGTTTTACATGGCAAACAACTCCAGTAACGGAAATCCTAGAGCAACGTGAGGACTATTTTAAATTCAAAACAGGGAATAGTAATTATGAGTTGTTTAAAATAAAACAAGAAACAGTTTCTGATTCTTAAGTATAACATTTATTTATAAATATTTAAAAACTAAATTCAATGGAAACCAATAATTACGGGTATTGTTGCATTAATACTACTCTTCAAAAAGCTGACAAGATTACTACTAATAGAGGTATGATCAAACGAACGTTCGCAAGTAAGGGTATAGATTATGTTTCTGAATTAGCATTATTAAATGTTAAGGATTTAGTTAAAATAGTTTCATGGAATAATGCTAACGATATTAAACTTTTTCGCATAAGTTCTGATATGTTTCCATGGATGAGCGAATACAATTTATGTGATTTGCCAGATTATAAAAAAATAAAGAATATATTAAAAGGTGCTGGAAAAATAGCAATGGATAACGGTCAACGTTTGACATTTCATCCTGGACCATTCGATGTATTGGCATCTCTTACACAGCGAGTTGTAGACAAATGTATTATAGATCTTAATAAACATGGTGAAATCATGGATCTTTTGGAATTACCAAGAGATCACTCTGCACCTATTAACATACATGTCAATACTACACAAGGTGGAAAAGACGAAGCAATGCAACGCTTCTGTGATGCATTTGAATTACTAGACGAATCTGTTCGTAAAAGATTAGTAGTAGAAAACGATGACAAAGAAAGCCAATACACAACAGAGGATCTTTATCAAGGTATTTGGAATAAAATAGGAGTTCCTGTTACATTTGACTATCATCACCATTGGTGTCATTCAGGTGAATTAACACAGGAAGAAGCACTTAAATTAGCAAGCCTGACATGGCCAGTTGGTATTAAACAACTTGTACATTATTCTAGTTGTCAAATGATTCACGAGAACGAAGAGCAAACAAATAAACGTGCACATTCAGATTACATATATGAATATATTGACACTTATGGTTTATTTCTAGATATTGAATTGGAAGCTAAAGCTAAAGAGTTAGCACTTAAAAAATATTTGAAACAGTTTGAACAAGAAACAGTTTCTGATTCTTAAGTATAATATACATGATGAATTTATTTTATTACTTATCGTTAGGCATATTATTTAATGCCATTTATGATGGTGTTGTTTCTTATATAAAAAAAGAAGAGCTTAGGCTTGATATGGCTCAGCGTGTTTTGTTTGCTATATTATGGCCTCTTTATTGTGCTGCATTTATTTTTAATTATATAAGTGCAATGATACGTAAACTAAAGGACGAAGATTGATATTTGAAACATTTAAAAAAATTAATGTATAATAATAAATTACAAAATATGTTTAAAACAATTAAAAGAGTAGCAAAGAAAATATTGGCACATTGTGATCAACACGTAATGGGGATGAATTCTAATTTGTTTTGGCTATTTGCAGTATTAAATTGGAGTACAAAGGACTTTTGGTTTTTTGCAATGGCCGCAATTGCATTTAGAGGATTACAAGAAATCATAGATGAATTAAGAAAAAACAATAAACAATAAACGATAATTATGAGTTTGAAATTAGATGCGCTACGCGCAAAGTATATCGCAATGAGATTAGAAGCTGTTGCAACATTAGAAGTTTATTCTAAAAATGCAATAGGTATTGGAGAACATCCACAGATCATTGACGAAATGGACAAATTAATTAGAACGATATCAGATGCAAATGGATATTTAGCCACATTAGATTCTATTTTTGTAACAGCAGATGACAAAGAAGCTGTTGGACCATCTGGTCCGCTTAACGAATAATTAACCTACAAATACTAACCAAAGGGGACTGAGAAATCATTCCCCTTTTTTTATGATATATAATACATGAAACACATAAAAACATATAACTTATTTTTGAACGAGAGTCGAAGTAAATGGGATTCACTAGCATCCAAATTAACAAGCGTGGTATTCAAAGCGTGGATTAAAGGACATGCCAATGGAATGACAACCATAGATTACTCTGATCAAATTGAGGATAAATTAGAATTTGATCTTACAGCTACACTTCATATTACTAAAAAGACCAAAGGATTTGAAATAGCTAATTCAACAGGTGCAGATGGTAGAGATGAAGATGACGATGGAGATTTTCAAACACCATTTATCAATATAGATTTTGTTATTAATCCAGATTGGTTACCAGGAGAATGGTCAGAGGTTTACATGTATTTAGCAGATGTTATTCGACATGAAATGGAACACATTACACAAGACGGAAAAGACACCGGTAATTATAGAAAGGGTAAACCGAATGAAGATGACTCTGAATTAAGAGCGCTGATAGAATTAGGAGTTATGCCGAAGGCACAATACTTAATGTTACCTAAAGAAGTTGATGCAAATTTACAAGGACTTAGATTTGAATCTAAGAAAAGAAAGGAATCAATGATCGACGCAGTCACCAGGTATTTAGACACACAAGAACAAAGTGGTACGATTGATGGAACTTCACGTGAGGAAGTATTAACATTATGGAGACGAAGAGCTAAAAAAATAGGTGGTATACCTAAATTCTAATATGAAGCACATTAAAGTATTCAACGATTTTATAAATGAGAAGATAACATTACCAACGTCTGGTGGTTATACTGAGGATTGGCTTTTCAAACAAGTGATGGATGGTAAAAAAGATATTCATTTTCTTGTTACTAAACATCCTATGGTTAACAGTGAAGACGATATACGAATCTTACAAACATATAGAGATATGGGCTGGGGCGTATTGACAGTTGATAAAGAGGACGGAGATGCATATATTGCATATAGACCAAACTCGACTGGTAAAAAGAAAGCAAAACGATTAAAAGAAATTGCAGATTCACATGGTGGATATTTAGCAGATAAGACTGCTGAAGAAGCAAGAGAGATTGGTGAATTATTGGATTATAGTAATGCAGATATTAAAAGATTCGTAAAAAGAATATACGGTGAATAACATGAGACATATTAAAGTATTTGAAGATTTTATAAATGAAGGTATGATTCTTCAGGAATTAGAAACTGAATTCAATATAAAATTAGACCTTTATGATAATGGTAAATGGTTAGCGCTTTCGCGCATTGTAGTTCCTAAAGAACTGAGAGGTTCTGGAATTGGTTCTAAAGTAATGGAAAGAATTGTTGATTTTGCTGATAATGCAAATAAAAAGATTTATCTAACACCTTCTAAAGATTTTGGAGCGACTTCAGTAAATAGACTTAAAACATTTTATAAAGAATTCGGGTTTGTTAAGAATACATTTAAGAATGAAACTAAAGAAACAATGGTAAGATTACCAAAATAATATGAAAAGAATTAAACTATTCGAAGAATTCTTATTAAGTAGAATTAATGAAGCTGAAGATTCACATAGTGACTATCCTCAAGCTGCTAAAAAGAATGCACAAAAAGCAATAGACTGGAAAGAGAAATATGGCAGAGAAGAAGTTGAAGCTGGTACTGCAGTCGGATGGGCAAGAGCACATCAATTGGCTAATGGAGAAAACATATCTAGCGATACTGTAAAAAGAATGTCTTCATTTAATAGACATAGAAAAAATGCAACTATTGCACCTGAATTTAAAGAAACACCATGGTTAGATAAAGGTTTTGTTTCATGGCTAATTTGGGGAGGAGATGCAGGAGTTGATTGGGCAATGGCTAGATCAAAAGAAATAGATACATTAGAAGAAGGTATAATAGAAGAAAAGAAAAAGAGCAAACCTAAATCTGACAAACAAAAGATAAAGGCTTTGACTAAAAAACAAAAGAGTCTTTCTTCAAAATCAAAAGATATTAAAGGAGACATAGCTGCACTTTCTAAAGATAAAGAAAAGGATCCTACTGATAAATTACAAGGTTTATTGTTAAAGTCTCAACTACAGCAAGCATCGGCAGATGGTATGAAAGCTGCAGTTCAAAAACAACAAATCGGTTTAAAATCTAAACTGAAAACAGCCAAGAAAAAACAAAAGGCTACAAAATAAGATATATAAATAAAATAATAATAAAAACATTATGGCAAAACCAATATTATCATTCGAAGAGTACGCAGCAAATAAGAAACTTGCAAGTACTGATGCGATTACGGAAACCGACGATGACAAAGTGTTAGGTATTTCTGACGAGGATTCAGAATCAGAAGAACATGAAAAAATAGAAGGCGAAGAAGAAGAAAAAGAAGAGGATGCTGAAGAGTCTGAATCTGAAGAAGAATCTGAGGAAGAAGATGAAGATAAAGAAACATTAACGGTTTCTGCACGTTTAATAGAAGGTTATGAATCTGCTATTAAAGAAGCATGTGACTATGACGGGGATGATTATCCTGATCACACATTAGAATCTTATCTTAAAGAAAATGCTGCATTAATTGCAACATTAGCTGCTTCTACATTAGAACAAGCACACGCTGAGATTAAAGGTGAAGAAGAACTTACTATTGAAACATATGACGCAATACTTAATGGTATGAAAGAATCTTATAATAAGAAGATCGACGAGTTAAAAGACGTCTGGTCAGCTAAGTAACATATTTAGTTTAAAACGAGTATCATCTAATTAAACTTTTTAAAAGGTCCGTATATAATATATGGACCTTTTTACATTTAGAATACTATGCCAAGAATACCAGTAGATTTAGTTTATATGCAGATGGCTTATCAGATAGCTAAGCTTAGTTATGCAAAACGCCGTAGGGTTGGTTGTATTATCGTGAAAGATAAACAAGTGATTTCTACAGGATATAACGGAACGCCACATGGTTTTAATAACGATTGTGAGGAAATAGAAATAACACGTCAGTATTATGAAAATCCTGACATGGCACAAACTCTCGTAGAAGATCATGGATTTACATGTGAAAATGGATGTTGTACTAAAGAAACTACTAAAACAAAACGAGAAGTTTTACACGCAGAATCTAATGCATTAGCAAAAGTAAGTAAATCAACATTGAGTTCAGAAGGTGCAGATCTTTACACGACAACTTGTCCATGTTTTGATTGTGCAAAATTAATAATCCAATCAGGTATTAAAAAAGTATTTTACTCTGAAACATATAGAGATATGTCAGGTGTTGAATTATTAAATAAAGCTGGAATTGAAGTAAAAGAAGTTATATGCTGGAACGCGGAGTAGAGAAGATAAACAAAATTATAAACGATTCAATAGAGTCCAATACATTTGGGAAAGGATTTGAATTCAGAAGAGGTCAAAGAGAAATCATAGTTAAGATTTGCGAATCTTATCTGGAAGATTCTAAAGCAACTATCGTTATTGATGCTCCGACTGGTTCTGGTAAATCACTGATAGCTATGTGGTCTGCTCATATATTAAAAGAATTAGGTAATAAGGGTTACATGATCACTAGTGACCTGAGTCTTCAGGATCAATATGAATCAGATTTTTATAAATATGGTTTGCGATGGCCATCAATTAAAGGTGCAGACAATTATGAATGTAATGTTAACGGATTGCCATTTTCATTAGGAGATTGTAGATTGAAGGGTATGGGATATGAACAAACTGAAAAGCTTTCATGTTACGCAACCTGTGATTATCTTCAAAATAGAAAAAGGGCAATAGATCAACCTATCTCATTATTGAATTATGCATTTTGGTTGATTCAACGTAATTATGTTGCAGCTAAGATGGAACAAGATGATCGTAAGGTTCCATTTGAACAAAGAGACTTTGTGTTTTTTGATGAAGCACATAGAATTGATGATATTGTACAGAGTCATTTCAGCCCTCGTATTGAACCTAATATTGTAGATAAGATTATGACTAGTCTTAGATTTGCAAATAAACATGGATTTCAAACAGTAGCGCATACTCGTAACAAAATAGAAACATTAGTTAATGATTTAATGACAGGTAATAAATCAGAGGTATATGATGCGATGGTCGAGTTCGAAGTAATCTTACGTAATTTTGGTAAGGTAAGGCAATTGGCTAATAAACAAGTTAAAAAAAGATATGGTAATATTGGTGCACCGAAAGATTGGCAAACCGCATTTACCAATTTTGATAGAATAAAAGATGTACATTGTAAGATTGAAGATTATCTTGCATTGATCAACGAAGTTGGTATTAGTAAAATGGTATTAGATCAAAACGAATATGAATCTAAATTCATGTGTGTTGAGGAATCTCTTATGATTAACAAATACTTACACGACAAAGCAGACTTTAAAGTATTCATGAGTGCAACGATTGGAGATCCTAGATCTTTTGTTAAAATCATGGGAATTAAGAATGCTAAATTTATTAGAATGGACAACATGTTCAATTATGATAAATCACCAGTAGTTTTTATTAATCGCCACAAACTTTCATACAGAGAACGCGAACAGAGTTTGCCTAAAGTGGTTGAAATACTAGATCAAATTATAAGTAAGCATAAAGGACAACGAGGGGTAGTTCACACAGGATCATACGCATTTACTAATTACATAAAGCAACATTCTAAACATACATTTAGATTGATAGATTATGAGAACTCTAAACAAAAAGCAAACATGTTAGAGTTGTTCAAAAAGAAAGAAGGATCAGTTTTAATGGGACCGTCATTATTAGAGGGTTTAGATTTAAAAGACGAGACAAGTAGATTTCAGATATTCTTTAAAGTACCATATCCATCATTAGGCGATCCTTTGATTAAAGCTAAAATGCAGACATCAAATGAATGGTATGATTGGAAAACTGGAATTTCGATTCTTCAAGGTGTTGGAAGATCAGTAAGAAGTGAAGATGATTGGGCCGTAACATATGTACTGGATGCTTGCTTTAGAAGTCTGATAAATAAGAAGGGATTCTTCCCTCCTAGCTTTACTGATAGGGTTAAAACTATAAAATAAATATTATGAAAAAGTTACTTATTATCGCGATGCTGTTTTTAACTAGTTGTAGCAGTTTAAATTTTCAATACAGTTCTGCTAGAGATCTCACACCATCCGTTGTAATAAGCAAACGGGTTTCATATACACAATCAAATGATTGGAATATTGGATTACAACGAACATCACCTGTAAGTTGTAGAAGGCATGGCTTTCATGATTTGTATGGATTTGATCCCACATATAATGCATGGTATTGTAGACCTTTTAATAATTATCAGCATATTTCAAATTGGAACGTCTATTATTATCAATATAATAATTGGAATACATGGACTTCTATACCACATTGGAATAATATGGGCAATGTCTATCATGGTTACAATTGGGATTGGCATTCATGGAACAATACATATTACAGGTGGAATCGAAATTATAATTTAAATTATAGTAGACGTTCTTCAATTCGTAATAATGGAAGAAGATTATATGTTCAGCCTACTTCTACAAGAACTACACCAAGAAGAACCACACCGACAAGAACAATTAGAACTACACCGACAAGAACAATTAGAACTACACCAACAAGACGTAATACTCCAAACAGAGTTATTAGACCTACAAGAAGGACTAATGTGAATACTCCAATAAGACGTAGCACAACACCACGTGTAATTAAACGTACACCTGTTAAAAGATCTAATAGTACTACACGAAGAAAAAGAAACAACAACTAAACAATAATAAATGGGATTTAATAAATTGATTTTACCAGAGGTAAAATCACTGAAGGAACAACTAGAAACAATGGGCGAAGAAACCTTTGGAGAACACTGGTTAAAGAGAATGCAGAACGCAGATGCTGTCATGGGACCTAGTGATTCACATGACTTTATTAAACCTTTTGCAGATTTCGCATATAATAAGAGTAAACAAATATTTGTAGGAAATGAAATGGATACGGATATTAAAAAATAAAATCATGGCTAAAAACAAAGAGGCAGAAAATAGACAATTTTACGTTTGGATTAAATCTGAGAGGATAGGACAAATAGTAGAGGTCGATAATACTAAACCTGTTGAAAAGGAATGGGTAGAATTTACCGATGGAACTAAATGTAATTCAACGTTAATTTCAGAATTTTTATTACCGGCATCATCTGAAGATCAGGCTAATTTAATAGCAAAAGACTTTGGTGGAATTACAACTTATATAAATCCACAAGATGCAACGCCAGTTAGGCCACGTAGAGATCCAATAGAAGATGCAACACCGGTTAGACCGCGCAGAGACATAGAGGATGCAACACCAGTTAGACCGCGTAGAGATATTGAACAATCAGTAGAAGTAAATGTAATGCGTGAAATGCTTAAGAAGATGAGTGTTAAGAATAAAGCTGATCTGCCTATTCAAGTAAATATTCCATCTAAGGAAATATATGCATTACTTAAAGATCAGATGGACATCACTAAAAAAGATCTAAACGGCCAGATTTCAGCGCTCGTAGAAGATCAGATAGATAACCTAAGAACGGAACTAAAAGAACAAATCGAATCATTTATTAATAACTATTACAATGGAAGAACAAACACAATCACAAGAAGTGACTCAGGAAACGACGAACCAGGAAATTCCTAATCGTAGAGAAAGAAGAGCAAGATTAAAACAACAAGGTATTTTAAAGTATCTTAGTAAATTGAATTTTCTTAATCCTATCAGAGCGAACTTTCGTGCAGAGACCATGAAGAATGGTAAAAGAATTCAAGAAGTAAGACGTGCTAATATTGAAAAAAAATGGGAGGAAACTCTTGGCGACAAATTAGAAGGTATGAAAGAAACTTGGTATGATATTGGTTATAACGCAGACGAAATAGCAATGCTAGAAGAAGCAGCAACTATTGGCTTTGTTAAGAACAAAGAAACATACCGCGAAGATAAAATTGAGGCTAAATCACTAATGAGAAAGGCTAAAGAATCGTTATTATCTAGAAAAACAAAATAATATATGTTAACTATCGGTATTGAGCCAGCAGATAATGGTGTTATAAAAACACTAGTCGACGATAACGTAAATGGAGGTGGCGAAGAATTCGAATCTAGACAAGTCTATGAATTCGAAGGACCGATGAAAAGAGCTAATCAAATAAAATTCTTTAAGGATTTAGTATTTGACTTAGGACTTGATATTGGAACTGAACTAGATCCAGATCGTATACGTATTGCATTGGACTGGGGTTCTCAATATGAACCAACAGACAGTGAAATTAAAAAAAAGATTCAGACTTTAGAAAGAGAAATTAAAAGACTGAATTCTATATTAGACATATGAATATAAAAATAGAAGGTGTTTGGTGCAAGACAAGAACAGAATTCGATAAGTTATCCAAATCGGGTGACTATGATCTTTCAGTTTCGTATTACGATATTTTTAATCGTTTGGTTAAAAGTGATCCAGATAATACAGAGCCATCGAATATAATCATTTCTATTTATATTAGAAAAATAATCCAAAAAGTATTATTGAATCTTGGCGAACAAGAAGACGTCAAGATTCTTTATATGTTTAAATCTTTGAGTGCTGATACCGTTGGTGGTTTCAGGGACTTCATTAATGACATGTCAGACGAAGTTTGCGAGTTAGATCTATTAGTAGTTAATAGATGTGACTTTCCGAAAACCGGAGTTTTAAGCAAATTTGACAATGTTAGGTTTATAGACAATGATTAAACACAAACTATTTTCTAAGGGTGATCAAATTCACGCCCTTATTTCTACTACACAACAGCCTAACTTATTAATCCCAGTTAGAGCAACTATCTATGACGTTAAGTTTGAAGACGTCAATCCACAATATCAAATTAGAATTAAAAAGTTTTACGATCAGGTTTATTTTCTGAAAAAGAATATATTTGGCGGTAGATTTATAAAAGATTTTGATGGTAGAGATACTAAGTTGAATCTTAAAAGAGCATTGTATCCAACTGTCATAGATATTGAAAATAATATATTTAATGGTGCTAAGTGGAAACAGTATCTAATTGTTGTTGACTCTGTGTTCTGTACAAGAACTCGGGCTGAACAAGAAACTCTATTTAATAATATCCAAACGTTTCATATAGAGATGAAACTGAAAGAGCTATATGAGCTTGTCAATAGATCAGTATACCGAGATGGTGAATTTTATTGGCATACTAAAGGTGAATATGTAAAATCTTTACAAAAATTCTTAGGTAATAAATACCCAAAAGATTCTAAATGGTCTGATAATCTACTATATAGACCTGAAACCGACGAAATGGACAACACCGAGTGGGTTTAATATATTATCCTACCATATAAGGTAGATATATATAAAAAAGAAAATTCACCCATATGTCAGGAATAACCGACGATTTAAATTTCATTTTCAAAAAATCATTAACTGTAGCTGATGCAACAACAGGCGTTGATGTAACTCATTTCTTTTACACAGACGTTAAATCTGGTAGAGAAGTAAAGACAACTAGTCCAAAGGTTGGTGCATTGAGTGGAGAATCAAAAACACCTACAGATACTACAGGTACAGGAAAAAACACATTAAATGTAGCTACCATTACAGGTAAAAATGCTAAAACAGAATCTTTATATCCTAATAATCCTGTAGAGTCTAAAGTATATTCTGTAAAGACTACTGTTAGTGGTGAGAATGGCGATACGTATGAAGATAAAGGCGAGACGATACATTTAGGTAAAGCACCTAGAAGTTTGTTTAATGCGTGGACACTTCATAGATTTGCTAATAGAACAGGTCAAGCTAATTTTACTAATGGACCAACTACTGGTAATGATTATAATAAGCCAGTAATGTTTGATGGCGGCGAGAATTCAAGCGCTGGTAATAATAATAAATTAAATCCAACTGCTAACAATATAGTAGAATATGCTAAAGTTACTGGTAAAGAATGTTTCTCATATAGTTACAGTGATTTTATTCAGATGGAACATTATGGTCAAATATCTAACGATTATTTAATTACTCTTAGGCGATTTGCTTATCCAGTACCTGATGATTTATTAACACCAATACAACATGGTACAGATGCAAAAGAGATTGATACAAGTCAGCCTGATTTAGCACGAGCAGTAACATGGCTATCACCAGCATTAGGTAATAATTTAGAAGAAATACTTAAATTCAAAACAGCTTTCAAATGGACAGTAGCAGAATCTAGTATACAAGACGCACAATCACAAACAGCTGATAGGGGTAAAGCTGGTAAAGCAATTGAGGGTAGTCCACTTGCATCAGCAGTTGAATCTGGTTTAAATGGATTCAATTCAGTACAAGCACAAAATATTAAAAAAAGAGGTGCTAATGTTGATTATAATAAAGCAACATATCCAAACAAGGTATTTGGACCTCTTAATATTATAGATAACGTATTAGCTAGAGATAAAGGTTTAATATTTGAACAAGATTTTAAAATATCATTTCATTATGATCTTAAAGCATATCCTGGAACGAGCCCAAAGGTTGCGTTTATGGATACATTATCAAATGTCTTAGCACTTACATTCAACAATGCACCATTTTGGGGAGGAGCTACTAGATTTAGTGGTACTGGTAATACTGGTAAACCATTCGGTGATTCTGCTATGTTAGCAAAGGGTGATTATGCTGGTTATATAGGTTCTATTGCTGATACACTTGCTGGTATGGGTGGAAACTTTATGGATCAATTAAAAAAGACAGCTTCTAATGTTACTAGCGGTGCTGGTATAAATAAAATATTAGGTGATTCTTCTATTCTAGAAAACATAGTAGGTGGAGGACTTATGAAAATGCTAGGTGGACCTGGAGGTGGGGATATAATTAAAGCATTCTTAACAGGTGATCCAACTGGACAATGGCATTTAACTATTGGTAATCCAATGAATCCTATTATAGTTTGCGGAAATTTAGCACTACAAGAAAGCAACGTTTCGTTTGAAGGACCTTTAGGTTTTGAAGGTTTTCCTACTAAAATGAAAGTTGAAATAACACTAAAACCTGGTAGACCTAGAGATAAAACTGAAATTGAATCTATGTTTAATGCAGGTCGAGGTAGAATGTATTTACAACCAGAATGGATGGATGAAGGCGAAGGATTAGATGTTGATTCAATGATCAATGTTAATGCATATGGAGGTAAATCAGGAGATAATATTAAGAATGCGCCATATATGAGTAAGTTATCAGATATGTCAGCAGGATAAAATAATAAAATAAGATGGATTTTAAAATATTTAGAAATAAAACATTAAGTACTAGTAAAGATAAAATGTTACTAGCCCAACCGACTATGCTTTTTAGAACATTAGATCCTAATGAGTATGCGATGGTAGCTAAACACATTGTAACTAAAGATGACGTTGTACGACCCGATTTGATTTCTGTAAAACACTACGGAGGCACAGATGGTTTAGATATTATTTTAAAATTCAATGGTATATCAGATCCTTTTTCTATTATGCCAGGCGAAACCATTTATGTTCCTGTAGATACTATTCCTTATTATAGACTAGAGACTCCGGACATGTATGAAGATAATCCAATTAAGAATCAATTCTTAAAGACAAAACGATTAAGTAAGACTGATCAACGGAGAATAGAAGCACTTAAGAAAAAATACAACAAAGAATCTTTATTGCCACCTAATGTGATTCCAGTTGGTAGAAAAAACTATGAATTTGATGGAACTGATGTTAGATTGGGCATGGGACCTCAAACAGATCCTGTTGTTAATTCTATTTTAAGTGAGATGAAGAAAGCGGCTACATCTGACAATGACAACTTAACCGATATACACAATACACCTGACATTATTTCACAAAATGAAAATAACATAAGCGATGATAATTCATATGAAGATGACTTAATCAATAATGCAAATGGCAATGGAGGTGATAGAGATAATAATGGAATAGAAACAATTGAAATTGAAAATAACGATATTGCAGATGAATTAGGAGGTGAAATACCTGATGGTGATGCGCCTGCATCTACTGATGATCCTTCAATTGATGAAGCAGATTCACCTTGCGCTAAATAACAATACATATGGAATTATCTAACAATATATTAGCAGTAGTTGAGCCTGAAATCAGGCCAACTGAAATAAAGATCGATGCGCTTGCTGAAGAAAAACCAGATGAGGCAGAGTATAAACAGACAAGTGTCATTGCTACATTAAAACCGATGATACTTATTAATGGATATCAATTTAGGCCTGATGACGTTACTTATTTTGAATTAAACTTAACTCAAATTTTACCTACCTGTAAATTAACACTCAAAGACAGCGCAGGTAAATTTGCAGTTGGTAGTTATCCAAGAGACGGCGACTTCTTTACAGTACTTATAAATTCTAAAAACCAAGAGACGTTCAAATCAATTCATATGGATTTTGATATAAGTTCATGTAAAGCACCTAAGGAAGGTAATGTTGGTCCCGCAACTTTTAGTATAAGCGGTTATTGTAAAATTCCTAAAATATATGCAGAATCATGTGTGAGCTTTGATAATGGTGGATCATTAGATCATATGGAAGAAGTAGCACGAGATTTAAAATTAGGATTAGCAACTAACATAGACACAACAGACGATTCTCAATCTAGAATCATGGCATACACGTCATATATGGATTTTATAAAATCAATAGTAAACGAAAGTTATATTGGTGAAGAATCATTTCAAAAATGGTGGATCGATTCATATTACTATATGAATTATGTAGATGTTAATGCATTGTTTAATTCGCCTAACCCTCCAATTGAGGAATTTGCAGAATCTTTGGCTTCTGCTGCGGAATCTATGACGCCTTCAGGTGACTCAGCTGAAAAGGCCAAAACAGGTAATGATATTGAAGTACCTTTATTACTAACTAATCATATTGCATTCATGGGAAACAGTGCATTTATTGAATCTAATAAAATGATCAATAATGCAAATGCTATTAGTACAACTGCTGGATATGCAAGAGAAGTTACAATATATGATAACAATGGTGATAATAAGAAGCAAGAGTTTAGAATTGAGCCGCTCGGTGGCAAAGATCTAAAAGAATTAGAAGAACCACTCAGAGGTAATAGAAACGACAAGAGACACTTGGAGCAAATTAAGTATAAATACATTGGAAGACAAGAAGCAGGTGATGATGGTTTAGGAAACGTACATCCAAATGCTAGTTTTTCAAAGTTGCACAATAAACAAAATGCAATGGAAACTCAAAAAATGAAAATCGAAGTTACTTTGAATTCATTTAATCCATCATTATATAAATACCAAAAGATTCCTGTGTTAATGTATATTGTAAACGAACAGGCAATTGAACAGAATGAAAGAATTAAAGGTGATAAGAAAGAACTTAGCATGGATAAAGATGAACCTTTTAATTTAGGAGAATTCTCTGACGATATAGAAGAAGGTAGAAGTCCAAACCAAGCATTAGATTCATTTTTATCGGGATATTATCTTATAGAAGATATAGTATACAGAACTACTGATGGCGAGACTAAACAAATAGTTACATTATTGAGAAGAGAATGGCCAACTAGAACTGAAAACTTAATTAATCCTCCGGGATTAGAATCTGCAACAGATGAAGAGAAAGCTGAAAATGTTGCGGAAAATAGTCCGGAACCAACACCAGCACCAACGCCAGTGCCGACACCGGAAACAACACCATCACCGACGCCTGTTCCTGAAGATTTAGAAATAACTTTAGGATTTGATAATGCAGGATCTACTTTTGTGCAAGATGTCATGTCTCCTTTCCCATCAAGTAATACATATTTCACAACGTCAGGTACATGGACTAAAAACAGAGAGTTTGAAGGCGTTGAGGCATTTGAAATAGAAATGGATGATACGTCATGGAGTTGGGGATATAATCTTTCGCTTAAAACAAACGGTACTTGGACATTCAATGCTGAATCAGATTTTGATATAGGATCATATGATTTAACAGTATCTATGAGAGCCGAGGGTAAATTATTTGAAAGTGTTGCAGCCTTTACAATTGAAGATAAATAAAAACAGAATATATAACACATGTCAGACTTTAAACATATTAATGAATTTAGAAAAGGTTCTATTTCAAGAAAGATCAGCGAAGATCCAACTTATCTTAGTTTCTTTTTCATGTTTGATACAGTAGATAGACAACATTCACCATTGTTCTCGGGACCTGCTGAAGAATATCTTAGAGATTTCGTAGATGCACATTTAGGCACAACATATGCTTTAAAACTAGTAGCATTCAAAAAAGTTTTACTTAAGATTAACACCGAGATGCCTTGGTTTTGGCAAAAAGTATCAGGACTTGAAGCTACTCAAATGCACACTGATATGAAGGAACCTTGGTTGGGTGAGGGAAAACTAAAGATCGAAATAGAATGTTTAGAAGAAAATGTAGAATTAACAGCAATCGCTTTAATGACACTTTATAAACAAGCAGTTTATGATTATGACAGGTATGTTGAAATTCTTCCTAAAAATCTAAGACACTTTAGAGTGTGGACCGTTCTTTCAGAGGTTAGAACATTTCAACAAGACAAAGGTGCCAGAGATTTAGATCAGTATGGTACACCGATGCCAAGTGATAATGGAAGTAAATCTGTTAATATTATTCCAAGAGCAAAAGGATATGAAACTTCGGTTTATAAAAGCATGGGAGAATTTGATGGAACATTAGTTGGAAATTATACAGCAGATGCTAAGCCATTTGTTATGTTTGAATTAGGACATTGTGAATGGATTCAAGATTCAATAGCAGATATGTTTGCAGACGCAGGTAAAAACCCGGAATTGAAAAAACCTAAAATAAGTTTTATTTGGGGTACTTCATCAATGTCTAGGCAAAAGTTTGGACCAAACATCACAGCAAAAGAAGAAGATCTTATACCTAGTGCAAAGCCAGATGATGGTTTATATCCTAATCAACCATTTAATCCATTGGCTAATGTTCAAAATGCAATCAGTGATAAAGTAAATGGAATTGCAGGTTCACTTGTAAACCGATTCAATAATTTAAAGAATAGTTTACCAGGTTTCGGTAATAATCCAATGGGTGCAGTATATCCTGAAAGATTAACAGGAGCTGCTGCAAGTTTAGCAAACGCTGGCATGGATAAATTAAAATCATTGATACTTGATAATGTACATGGAGCTGCAGGCGCTTTGAGTACAGCAAGCGACATCAATACTGCGCTTGAAGCTGGAAGTATTAATGGAATTAGAAATTTAACCGGACAATTATTTAAGAAAAAAACAACGAAACCTGTTAATGGTACTATTTCACCTATTACTGTTTACGACGAACCAACCGTTGATAGTAGTCCAGATAATAATCTCAACGAACGAGTTTATGAACCTATTGCAAAAGAACAAACTACGAGGCATATTACACCTGGTAGAATTCACGATAAAGGGGTAGACAGTAGCCCAGATGAAAATATTAACGATAATGTATACGAATAATGGCAGATGAACTTTTTCAAGATAATTTAAGGGAGACACATTGGTTAGGTGAAGTCGTTGTAAACGAAGATCCGCTTTTGAATGGAAGATGCAGAGTAAAGGTTTATGGTAAATTCGATAAACTAACAGACGACGCAATTCCATGGGCAACTCCTATGAATAGGGATCAGGTTGGTGCACATGCTGTACCAAGAGTTGGCGATATTGTTGCTGTACGTTTTGATAACGGTAACATTTATCACCCTGAATATTGGTTTCAAATAGATCAAAATACAGAATTAAAATCAGATATATTGGAAGCGAGCGATGCTCCTCATGATGTGATTAGTTTAGTATATGATGCTGTAAGGAATGTTAGAATATATCATTCTCCTGAAGACGGCTTAGTTATTACTAGAGGATCAGGTGCAAAAGAACGCCCTATGATTCAAATAGACGAGGAAGGATTCATTAAGATAAGCACAGACGCAAAGATGTTCTTAGACTGTGGTGATATATTCGTTTCAAATACAGGTGAACCAGGTGCAGATGAAACAGAACCAGCAGTGAGAGGTCAATCTCTTCAAGATTGGTTGCAAATGTGGTTAGACGATTACAATGCACATATTCACCCAACAGGCGTTGGTCCTTCTGGACCTCCGATGCCTCCGACACCAGTCGTTGTTGGACAATTATCACAGACTCATATTAACTATCAACAAAAAGGTAAATAATTATGCCTGCACTTTGGCCCACATTTATTCCTACACTAGCCTCAGACTTGTCTGGACAATCGTTTACGAAACCAGGTGGAGCAATGTTATCTTACGACTTACCAAAGGTAGGAAAGGATCAAGTGCCTATTTTTCCGCCATCAGCTGAGTTAGTAGAATCGTTAAAACCTGGAAATCCAGCAAATACTATGTTAGTAACAGATCCAACTACAATGGTAAATGCTATTAATTTAGCGCCATTAAGTGGTAGATATGATTTTGGTGTAAACGTAGCAGAACGTTATTTAGAAGCGGTGAAAGGTTTAGCTATGACACCATTCGGTGCAACACATTCTAATAACCCAGCAGCTGAACTTATTCTTAAACAAGGATATGGATTAATATTTGAACAGATATTAAAAGAGGGCGATATTCCATTACAAGACCAGAAAGATGCAGATGGCAATATAACTACGATGGGTAAAGAGTCTCATCCTGATTATGCTGATTTTTGCCCAGGTCCTATAGAAGAACCAGATCCAGTTGAACTAGAAAAGAAACGTCAGAAGAAATTTAATAAATTCATAGAAGATTTTAAAGATGATTCAGTAATGGATCTTAAAAAGTTTAAGTTCTTTGAATTTCATTGTTTAGATGGTGATGAAACTGAATTAGATTTTATATACCTTATTGTTAATAGAATGTTACAGCAATTTGAAACGATAACAAACACTGCAGATAAATTGGATTATGCAATGTGGGCTACAAGCTTAGGTAAGATCAATTACCAGAATATGAATGATAATGACAAACAAAGAGGTGACACTACTTTCAGAAATTTATGGCCATATCCAAATGTTCCTAATAGTGTTAGGACTAGATTAACATCAGTAGGCTATGATTGGGAAATAGTAGTTAACACAATCAGCAGTAAATTTAAGTTGGCTATTCAACGTGCGTATTACGACGACACTGTAGTTGAAGTAAGCAGATCTAGTGAAACGAACAACGTAATTAATTTGGGATCTTCTTTTACTAATATTACGACATATACGAATCCACGTGACAATATGTCTGCTACATTTGATGTTGGACAATTTAGTCCTATTATTAGACCATGGCCATATGACACTAAAGAAAAACCGGAATGCATGTTGTCTGTAAATAAAATTCAGGTATCTTATGATAGAGAGAATGATTTACCGGATAATGAAAGCAAACGCCCTAAAGTTTTAAGTGATGAAGTTGTTGCATTCTTTTCATATGATAATAGTTCACAAGTTTCTAAATCATTTACACTTAGTATATTTGCAACTGGTTTTGATAGTAGTAGTGACCCTGAAGGTACAGTTTATTGGTGGAAAAAAAGCGATGCTTATATAAACACACAATACGTTATCTCTGAATGGGAAATAGGTTGGAATAAAATACCAGCAAATATAAATACTGTAAGAAGTCCTGAAGATATTATTGCAATGAACCCTAATACTGGTGGAACTCAATTTAAATTTACAAGACAACAAGTAATAGATGCAATAGAAGGTGCTGCCATATGCGATGAAGCAGAGCCTGATGCAAATATAGATTATGATTGGCCAGGAGGCGATCCATGGATAAAAATGGGACAAGTTACAATTGCGTACTGGTACGCATGTTTAATTCAACCGTTTGCAGCTTCGCCATCTGCAATGCCAGCTATGATACCGCCACCATTAACAGGAATTTACATTCCAATATACTATGGTAGTGCAAAGAGATTAGGCAATAATTTAAGAAAGGCATGGGCCACCGGGAAAACATTCAGTGTGATTCCTGCACCGCAACCACCTGCAATGGCAGTATCAGTTGCAGTTGCAGCAGCATATGCATTACATTTACTAGAATTTAAACTATTATATTTGGGTGGAATACCAACGCCTGCTGGGCCAATACCAATGATCGGCATGGTACCGGTTGTTTTTTAGCAAATAAAATAGGATATATAATATGTTACACCTTTAATATAAAATAAATGAACAACGAAAAAAACAAAAGAGTTAGAATTAGCGAAGTAAAAAATGATCAGGTTCCATTTCAAGAACCATCAAACGCAATCGAAAACTTTAAACCAATAGTACCAGAAGAACAATTTTACGATGAATCTGGTGAATTTATGTGGGACGCTTACGAAGCTACTTGCCCATCTAAAACAAGAAAACACAACCCACACATCAAAACAAAAAACGGTGATAGGGTTTTCTCTAGAGAATCATATGCACAGGAAATGTATGATATGCTAGAAGACTTCAACGAAAGTAATGGAGAATTAGTTACAGTATTAAATTTAGGTGAAATACACGAAGGTACAATCTACGCGGTCGACTCTGACTTCTTTAGTGTTGACATCGGGTACAGAGAACACGTTTACGTTAAGTATGCTAAAGAACCAGCAGACATTCAAGCATTAAAACCGGGAGAACCAACATCTGTATTAATTACACAAGTACCTAACAATTCACATGCGCTTGGATCAATTAGCGGTGGTATTAAACATAGAGTATTTATGGATCTTAGAGAAGCTGTCGAAGAAGGCAACACTGCATGGATCGGTAAAGTAACACATATGATTGAAAATGGTGGTTACATGCTAAATGTACAAGGCGTTGATTGTTTCATGCCAGGATCATTAGCAGGTATTAATAAACTACATGATTTTTCTTCTATTATAGGAACTGAAATGTATGTTGTCCCTGTAAGTTTCTCACCAGAAAGAGGTACGTTAGTTGTTTCACATAGAAAATACTTACAAGCTTTAATTCCAGGAGAACTAGAGAAATTAAAAGAAAATCAAGGAGAGACACTTACTGGAAACGTAACTGGATCTGCAAAATATGGAGTATTTGTTGAATTTAAAGGTTGCTTAACTGGAATGATTCACAATAACGATTTAGATGAGGAAACTTTAGTTAAATTCAAGGCAAGACAAATTATACCTGGTGATGAAATTACATTTATTGTTAAAGACATCATTAGTAATACTAAAATCACACTTACTCAAAAGGCAAATGCTGTGATTAATCCATGGAATGATATAATTTCAAGATATCAAATGCCATGTACTATTGAAGCGACTGTTAAGACTAAAAAGGATTACGGCTTATTCATTACAATAGAAGAAGGCGTAACTGGACTGTTACACGTCAGTGAAGTTGGTGAAGATCTTATGGATGTATTTTCAAGCGGTGACAAAATTACCGTTCAGATCACCCGAATTGATGTTGACGCAATGAAAGTATTCTTAAAAATGCCTCAATAACTATTGCAACGAGAGTGTGATATATATTGAAACGATAATATCATAATCTAATATGCAAAAACTATCTATAGATTCTTCAAGAGAATCAATTCTTAACTCATCACTGATGGGATTAGAGTTTGAATTCTATTCTAATATCGATCTAGAAGCTACCCAAAAATCTTTGGCTAAACTTCTAGATCGAAAAATTAGGTTAGAAATCAAAGCTCATTCAGATTTTGTACCGTCTGCTGATGAATTTAAAATGGAGCCAGATATGTCTGGCGGTAAAGGACTAATTGAATTAGTTACTGGTCCGATTCCATATAGAAATGCCAGATTAGTAGTTATTCAAATGCTTAATTGGATAGCCGAAAACGGGTATACCAATGATAGAGCATCAATTCACATTAACTTATCATTTGATAAAAAATACTTAGAAGATCCTGCAATGGTTTCTAAAATGAATATTCTTAAATTCATATTAGAATTCGACGAAGCACAGGTTTATAAGTTTTTTCCAGACAGAGAACATTCGGCTTACGCTAAAAGTGTAAAATGGATTATGCCTAAATGGGAATCATTCCACTTCGATGCAAATCAAATAGCATCAAATCAATATAAATTCGCAGACACCAAATATTACGGTATAAACTTTTCTAAGAGTGAAAAGAATTACTTAGAATTTAGATATATTGGCGGGGAAGGTTATGAAAAGAGAGTAGACGATATTCTTTATTTAACTGAGAGGTTCTTACAACGTATGTGGAAATCTTGCAATGATCCTAGATTTACTGCAGAAAACAAAATTGAACTACAAAGAATTTTAAATAAAAATAAGCCAATCTCAGATATGTTGAAAGACTACACTAAAGTGTCTGAGAATTGGCCAGATATTAAAATATTGGCAGATTTACAAGATAATCCTGCTATTGTTAAGGTGCACTGGGAGAGATTTAAAACCAGGGTGATGGATCTTATAGTAAATGGATCAATGACTGCTGGGATTATTAATTATGACTCTGATTACGGTGCTGTACAAGTCAAGGGCGGTAAATTCCCAACAGTATATATGTTAGAGAACTTTGAATTCATTGATTGTGAACTTGCAGGGAATATTGAAAATTGTAGTTTTTATAATTGTAAAATAGATGGATCTGCTGTAAAGTTTGGTAGTTTATATCAAGGAACTAAAGCAAAGGATTCTAAAGTTGAATCTTCTTATACACATGGTAGTTGTACATTAACAAACTGTTATGTTGCAGGAAGAGATACAATGTTTAAAGGTAAAATGATTGGTGGTATATTTAGAGAAGGCTTCATGACAAAGGATGCTAGATTTGAAGATACTGAAATAGTAGTTAGTAAAAAAATAAAGTAAGACAAAATGAGTGAAATTAGAAGCGGATCAAATAACGATTTAACAACTGGAAGGTCGTTTGATGCAAATTGTTTAAATGCATTCTTAGATGAATTAGGCGATGAAATTACTGGAGCATGTATGGTTCCTATTAACTTGCCACAAAAAGAAATTATTAATATAATTAAAAGAGCTAAGAAATGGTTCTATAAAAAATATGAGTATTCTGTAAGAGAGAATTATTATCATATACCAAACTCTGTGTTTTCAACAGCGTATTTCAAGAGTAATAGAACTCTTAATTTACCAGGCGCAAGTGCCGATGGTGGTGGTGGAGTTTACTCTGTATATGGTTTATATGATTTAAAGAATTCATTTAGCGGTGGAGGTTTAGATGTTAGATTTCAAAGTGGTGGAGATTTCTCTATGGAACGAATGTTATTTAGAGGAATGTACGAAGGATCAGGAATGGCAGAAGCTGCTGAAGAATTACAATATTATGTATTGAATGCTTCTATGGCTGATTTGTCTAGACAGATTTTAGAAAATCCTATTTCTTATGATTATTCTAGATTAACTGGAGGATTGAAATTTATGGGAGACACACCCAAGGGTGATGTTATTTTACAAGTATATGAAACGATACCAGATTGTGCATTATACGATGATGAAATATTCTTTAGATATGTTAGCGCTAAAGTAAAACAATCAATTGGTACTAAACTTGGTATTTTTAAGTTTGCATTACCTGGTAATGTTGAATTTGATTATGAGAGTATTAAATCAATGGGAGATGATGAGCTATCTGCAATTGAAGAAGAGATTAACGATGACGAAGGTGTCGATTGGATGATGCACTCATAATAAATAAGATACATACTTAGATGGAATTATATATAAAATACCCAAGTGATCCTAATTACGATGGGACACAGATTCAAACTAATAGTGAAATAGAAATGTTGATCACACAGATTCAAACAATATTATTCACTAATAAAGGCGAAGTAATGGGAGATAGTAACTTTGGTTGCAATCTGGAAGACCTTATATATAGTTTCAATGCAAATGAGCATGATATACGCGCGACTATTGGTCAGCAGCTTACGGCGTATTGTCCATTAGCAAACAAGTACCATGTAGATGTTAAAGTTGACTTCATGAAAGGTGAAGTTAGAGATATAGCATTCATAGATATTACAATAGACGGCAAATATGCTATTAAAATAAGCATGCTATAAAAAAGTAAATAATAATAATGGCAGAATTAAAATTTTTAAGTACAATTAGAGCTAGCGCAGATGCTATAAAGGGCGATGCTAGAACATATATCTCTAGGGTTTATAATAGAGCAAATGCTCTGTTTACTGTTGCATCTCCGTTTGCGCAAATAATAAGTGTATTATCGGAAATGGTTGATCTTATAATGTTTTATATAGAGGATTCTGTTGTAGAACAAAACATATATACCGCACAACAGCCTGAATCAATATATGGAATGTCTAGATTGACAGGACATGATGCAACTAGAGGATTTGCTGCAACTGGAGAAATTCAATTTAGATGGAAACCAGGTGCTGATATGGTTAAGATTGCTGGAAATACTTTAAACATGGACAGTAGAGCACAGCTCAAGTTTGATGCAAACGGATTAACATATACTCTTTTGAATTCGGTTGATAAATTTAAATTAGAAAAATCAAACTTTAACTCTATTAATACTGCAATCATTCAAGGTAAATTTGAATCACAAACAGTAACGTCTAATGGTACTAAATTACAATCATTCAGTATCAATACTGGCGGAATAACTGATCATAGCAAAGTTAGCGTAAGCGTTAACGGAGAACTTTGGACAAAGCACGAATCTTTATATGATTTAGGTGCAAATGAAAAAGCATATTTAATTAAAACTGGAATTAGTGGAGGTTTAGATCTTTATTTCGGTAATAATAGTTTTGGACTTGTACCGGCTGATGGTGCGTCAATTGCTATAGAATATGTAAAGCATGCTGGATTATCTGGAAATTTAGATGACTCGCCAGATTTAACTATCAAATGGGATGCTAAAGGTACTGATTCAAATGGAGCTGAACACGATTTAAACGATTTCTTGGA